TAGTTAGGTTAAGGAGGGTGTGATGGGTATGGAGCAGATAGAGGTAACGCTCAACGAGGCTGCTGATCTAGCAGACCCTCCACCTCCAAGGGACAACAGCAGGCTGCACGTTTCGACGCTGGTCAACCGTGCAGCCAAGCTAACTGGCAACACATGGTACGAGGACGAGGAGCCAAGCCCAGAGGGCTGGAACATAATGGCCCTGGGCAGGATATGGGAATGGGCATCGAGGCCGACTATAATAGACCGGGCCAGGGCAGAGGGGTTGGAGTTCACACCCCAGGTAGTGAGAGAAGTCGATGGGATAGTGGGCAGCCTGGACGGTGTCCTATCCTCTCCCCTGGCACCAGACCACATCGTAGCGGTGGTGGAGTGCAAGTCCCGGCATTCATCACCCAGCGATCCACGGGACAACTGGCGGTACATGTGCCAGTCGATGGCCTACTGCTACATGAGTGGCTGTACCAGCCTCTGGATGCCCATCCTCTACCTCCCCCGGCGAGGGCCACCCGACTCCCCGTTCCATCTATACCGTATAGAGTTTGAACCGCATCAGCTGGTGGAGAACTGGGTGATGTTGAGGAACGTGAGAGATGCTTAGTGAATGCGTCATCTGCGGAAGTCTAGCCCGGCTGTCAGCATCGTGTAAAAGGTGCGGCAAGTGGGCGTGCAGTAGGGAACGCTGTTTAAAGTTAATCAATGCAACAGCAGAATGCTGTGGTGAAATCAAACGAGAAGAGAGGAACAATGGTACAGGAGATAGACTCGCTGCTAGGCAGCGGCTGGATTAACACGATGGGGCCAGCACCTTCCAGGATAATCGCCTCCATCGAGGGCACCGACAAGACGGGCAAGAGTCACCTGGCTCTGACTGCACCCCGGCCAATCATGTACATCGACCTCGATGTGGGCACAGAGGGCGTGATCCATAAGTTTGAGGGCGAGGACTTGATGGTCTACCAGGTGGAGCAGCCAGAGAGGCTGGGTAGTAGTCAGGAGTTGATGGAGCGGTTCGGTAGGATATGGGCCACCATCCAGGAGAAGATAAACGAGGCACTGGCCGTCAACGAGGGCACCCTGATAATCGACACTTTCACAGAGGCGTATGACGTATGTAGGTTATCCCACTTCGGCAAGATGTCCCAGGTGCAGCCCCACCAATATGGGGTGGCCTACGCCGACCTACGGGAGATCATGAGGAAGGTGCATCAGAGCAAGATGTCGGCCATCTTCCTACACAAGATACAGAAGAACTTCAACACCGGGGAGCCAGAACCCAAGGGCTGGACTGATGTCCCCTACCATGTCCAGGCTACCCTCCGTACCCAGCGTGAGGACACAGCGGAAGGCCCGGTCTTCTACGCTGAAGTACGCGCCTCCAGGCAGAACCCCAACCTCATGGGCAAGAACCTCTATGCCGGGGCCACCACAGACCCACGCGGCATACCTGGAGGTCTCAACATGCAGATGCTTCTGGGCCTGGTACAGTCAACGTGATCTACCTCACGACAGCTGCCAATGACCGTGACCTGGTGCGGCTGTTCGGTGACCTGGCGATGGCAGTCCCCATCCCGTATGGGGACTTCATCTTCCACGGCAAGGTGAACGGTGAGGTGGTGAGGGTCTGTGGGGAGCGGAAGAAGTTCAGTGACCTGGTGGCCTGCATCAACGACGGCAGGCATGTCCAGCAGGTACAGAGCGCACATGAAGCTGGCTTCCAGTACTATTTCCTGGTGCTGGAGGCCATCTGGCGTGAGACCAAGGACGGTGAGGATACCGAATTCATGCAGGGTAACAGGTGGGTGAGGGCAGGGATGTCCTACCAGAGGGTGGATGCCTACCTTAATGAGTTGACCTACCTGATGGGTGTCACCGTCAAGAACAGCAAGAGCAGCCGGGAGACGGTCAGGATAGTCAGGGGGATGCACGACTTCTTTGAGGACACAGAGGCCCATAGCAGCCTGAAGAAGTTCTACACTGCCCCCATGTCCCCTGTCTTGTTAACGAGGCCATCATTGGTCAGGAGAGTGGCAAAGGAACTACCTGATATAGGGTGGGAGAGAAGCTTTACCATCGAGCAGCGGTGGCCTACTGTCAGGGAGATGGTGAATGCTCCAGCTGATGAGTGGGTCAAGCTGGAGGGGATCGGAAAGGGCATAGCCAGCAAGATAGACGAGGAATTGGGATGATTAAATTTGTCTGGTGTCTAGGTCATAGGGGTTCTGGTAGGTTCAGGCGTTCCAACGAGTTTCAATCTTCGTATCGTGGTACTGAATGGGAATGTATCGGTTGCGGTGCAGTCATGGAGAAGACCGGGATAGAATTAGACCAGGAGAAGAACTGGAAACTGGTACATGATAGAAGGAAGTGGTAGATGATCCAAACTAAAGGGCTGTATGAGGCCACCCGTGGCTGCACAGCCTGCGCCCTGAGAGACGGGTGCAAGGGGCCAGTACCTGCCAAGCTGGGTAATGGCAGGGTCATGCTGGTGGGTGAGGCCCCAGGCAGGAACGAGGACGAGACGGGGGTGCCCTTCACCGGGCAGGCCGGGGAGTATTTGAACAGCCTGCTGGAGACGGCTGGTCTGAGCAGGGACGAGGTCATCATCTCCAACACGGTGAAGTGCAGGCCCAAGAGCAACCGCACCCCCACTGTGGAGGAGGCCAGGTACTGTGCCAGTAGGTGGCTCGACCTGGAGATGGCAGCATTCAAACCGGAGATCATGGTGCCCATGGGTAGGGTGGCTATCGAGTACCTGACTGGCCAGGTCAACGTGGAGCATGTCCACGGGATACCCTTTGAGAAGGACGGGGCAATGGTGCTGCCTGTGTACCACCCGGCAGCTGGCTTCTACGACACCCGGCTGATGCGCCACATCCAGCAGGACTTTGAGACCCTGGGCAAGATGGTGAGAGGGGAGCAGGTAGCCGTGCCAAAAGACGAGTACCCAGAGCCTGACTACATGGAGATGACCGACACCAAGGCATTCGACAAGGTGGCTGCCTGGGACACAGAGATAGTGGACGATGAACTGTGGTCGTTCCAGGCATCTGACACACCAGGCACTGGCTACTTCATGAGGGCCGGGGACTGGGCTGTGGCTCCTGGTTATGAGGGGGCTGTGGTACATAACTACCTCTTCGATGCCAAGTACATAGAACTGCCACACAATACCGATGACACCATGCTCATGGCCTACCTCCTGGGACTACCCCAGGGGCTGAAGGAGTTGGCATGGCGGTTGTGTGGCATGGAGATGGAAAGCTACCAGGAGACCATCGGGGGGCACCGTAAGGACAAGGCCATGGCCTACCTGGAGGACGCTGTCAACCTGGAGGTGCCAGACCCACCGCTGCTGGAGAATACCTCCTGGAGCAAGAAGGAGAACAGGCTGGTCACCAGCAGCAAGCAGCCACAGCACATCACCAAGAAGATCAAGCGGATCATAGCCGATGTGGTGGGAGGCAAGCAGCTGAAGGACGGCCCAGTCGATCCCTATGCCAGGTGGCACCACATAGATAAGAGGGAGAGGGCTGAGGTGGAGAGGGAGTTGGGGGTGATGAGGGACGCTTCTCTGGAGGATGTCCCCATGGACGAGGTGGTGCATTACGCCTGCCGTGACTCCGACGCCACCTTGAGGGTGTTCCAGATGCTGGACAAGGAGATAGACAGGCTGGGGCTTCGGTATGTCTACGAGTTGGACAAGAGGACGCTGCCCATAGCCCTGGAGATGATGACAAACGGCATCAAGCTGGACTCCACCTACCTGAACAACCTGGGCAGGCACTACCTTGAACTGCTGGAGATGAAGGCAGAGCAGATATTCTCGACTGAAGGGGTGGGCCGTAGGTTCAACCCTAACTCCGACAACGAGGTGCGGAAGCTGCTGTTTGAGGAACTGGGGTTCACCCCCAGCAAGTTCACAGAGACAGGGCTGCCGTCTGTGTCCAAGGATGAACTGCCCAAGATCGACCACCCGGTGGTGCCCCTCCTGATGGAGTACAAGCATTTGGCGCATCTGAAGGACAGCTTCTGCGATACCCTGCCGGGTAAGGTGGACGAGTTCGGGCGCATCCACCCCACCATCAACGTCACCAGGACTGAGACGGGCAGGTGGAGCATGAAGGAACCCAACTTGCAGCAGATACCGTCTCGTAGTGAGTTGGGGAAGGCCATCAGGAAGGCGTTTGTGGCAGAGGAGGGTAACCTGCTGGTGGCTATCGACTACTCACAGATAGAGATGAGGGTGGCTGCCCACCTGACTGGGTGCAGGAGCATGATCGACCTGTTCCTGGAGGGCAGGGACATCCACACGGAGACGGCCAGCCAGATATTCGGGGTGCCCGTGGATCAGGTGACCAGCTGGCAGCGGTATCCCACCAAGACCATGGGCTTCGGCGTCATCTATGGCCTGACACCCCACGGGCTGTTCAACCAGATGTCCCAGGAGGGGCTGGAGGACTGGGACGAGAGGGCTTGTGAAAACTTTATCAAAGAGTACTACTCGCTGCGTCCTGAACTGGGTGCCTGGCAGGATCAGACCAGGGCATTCGCTGCCAAGAACGGCTATGTCACTGACATGTTCGGACGGCTCCGCTACATCCCAGAGATGCTGTGCCCTGTGAAGCGGTATCGGGGTGCCGGGGAGAGGCAGGCCATCAATATGCCCATCCAGTCCACGGCCCAGGGGATACTGAAGACGGCCATGGTGAAGATGTACCAGGAGACCTATGACATCCCCTGGTTCTGGCTGCTCCAGATACACGATGAACTGATGTTTGAAGTGGAAGCCCAGTCTGCCATCCAGTTCGTATGGTGGGCCAGCAATATCATGGAGTCGGCGGTGCAGTTGTCTGTTCCTATTAAGGTAGAGGCCAAGATGGGAACCAACTGGGGAGAGATGGCTTGACAACAGTATAGACAGGGTATATCATGATGATGAATGGCACATTTTAAGCAGGAGAGAGGAAATGATTATAGATCACCCGGCACTAGAACTACTGGCGATCAAGGCCCGTCAGGCCAGGGACGTAGCCGCCTCGTCTACCAAGGTGGACAAGGAAGTGTCCAGCGAGATCAAGGTCATCATGGCTGAACTGGCCAGCAACGAGGTCATCGTGGGCGAACTCAAGATCAGCCTGTCGGAGACCAGTCGGGAGAACAGCAAGCTGTTCAAAGAGGAACTGTTGAAGGCAGGGGTTAGCCCGGCCATCATGGAGGCAGCTGCTGAGGCTTCCAAGACCTCCTCAGAGACCCTCCGCATCACCGCTGCCCCCCAGGAAGTCCTGGCTCCCCCGGCCCCGGTGGACGGCACCGCCTTCTACTAGGCCACCGATCAAGAAGCCCCATCCCCTAGCCGGGGGGTGGGGCTTTTTTTTTATAACTCGATGAAGAGTGGGGTGCTATCCCCTATCCAGGAGCCGATGACGTTGAAGTCAAAGAACTCCTCACCCCACTCTTCACCCTCTTCACCCATCTCAGCATCCAGGATACCGATCACTTTGTTCTTGTCGTAGACAGCTAGGGGGCCATCCTTGAACCTCCACCCCACTGCTACCAGGGCAGAGTCGAACTTCTCTGGCAGGGAGTAAATCTCCTGGCCCAACTCCTGGTACTCCCCCAGCTTCTCCATGACCTCACTGGGTTTCACTTCTTCTTCGATCCCTTCTTCGCTGCTGCTGCGGCTGCCTTCCCTTTCTTGGTGTAGGGGTAGTGCTTTCCTTTAACGACTGGCATGTCATCCTCCTCTGAGAATACCTCTAGTAATGTCTTGGGGTGCTTGCCTTTTAATATCCTATTCACTCTCTGGGCCTTCATTCTCGATGATACGCAAGCTGACGCCACCCAGGAATCCGAAT